TGGTAGATTAGCCTCTCAGCTTGGTGAAAACAAGCAGATGCTTAACCAACTCATTCTGGGTAAGCGAAACGACGATATCCGGCAGAACACTCCACCCCCTGTAAAGGTGGAACCGACTGAACTGCTGGCAAACCCCACCGAAGCACTTGATCGTTACCTGCGAGCTAGGGAGGAACCTCGGGTTTCTCAGCTACAGGAACGCCTTAACAAACTGGAATCTCAACTCGGACAGACGGTGTTTAGTTCTAGACATCGGGACGCAGATACGGTAACAGCAGACCCGGCTTTCGCAGCTTGGGTCCAACAGACCCCTCTGCGGATGCGCCTGGCGCAATCAGCAGCAAATAATAACTTTGAAGATGCTGACCTTCTTTTGACCGAGTGGCGACAGTCGCAAGGCAGTAGGGAGTCCTCTGTAAACAACGAAGCGGAACGGCAGGCGGCATTGGCCGCACGAGTCGGTTTGGAGGCGGGCAACACTGGGTCTGAGAGTGGTAATTCACCTTCAACCCGGCAAGGCCGCGTGTTTAAACGAGGAGACCTTATTGCCTTGCGGCAGAGCGATCCAGATAAGTACGAGTCTCCTGCCTATCAGCGGGAGATCTTTAAGGCATACCAAGAAGGGCGGGTAGTCGATTAAGTATCATAACGTTTCTTTAGGATTATAACAATAACATGGCTACAGCATTAGTTCTTAGCAATGATATTGCGACAAGCCTAACTGGTGGACCTGGTTCTCCGAACGATGTCCATGCAGCTAATTTCGTTCCGGCCCTATGGTCGGACGAGGTAATCGCAGTATACAAATCGAATCTGGTTCTTGCCAACCTGATTCGTAAGCTTAATCATCGAGGCAAGAAAGGCGATACCATTCACATCCCGACGCCCGCTCGCGGCACGGCAGTGAACAAGGTGGCGCAGTCGGTTGTGACCTTGCAGCCGTTTGTGGATCAGAGCGGCGTTGGCGGTATCACTATTACCATCAACAAGCATAAGGAATACAGCCGCCTGATTGAAGATATTGTTGATGTGCAGGCGCTTCCTAGCCTGCGCCGGTTCTACACGGACGACAGTGGTTACGCCATTGCCAAGCGCGTGGACCGCGACATTTTCTTCCAGTTGGGTACTGGTACTGCCGTGGGCGGTGCTGCTGGTACTTGCATTGAAGATCCCGCTACGGGCAACGTGCTGGCTACTAGCACGTGGAGTCCGTATGTTGGTGACGGCCAGACCATCTGGAATCCGTCAGCCAACACGAATGCGGGCAATGCGGCGGACTTGACGGATCTGGGTATCCGTCGTGGTATCCTGAAGTTGGATCAAGTGGATGCGCCGATGGCGGCGCGTTATCTGGTCCTTCCTCCGGTTGCCAAGGCTCTCCTGTTGGGCGTTGCTCGCTTTACGCAGCAAGCGTTCACCGGCGAAGCTGGTCCTGGTAACAGCATCCGTAACGGTCTAGTTGGCAATGTGTACGCTGTTGAAGTGTATGTGTCTAACAACCTACCGAACGTGTTTAACAGCGCTGGCGCTGTTGCAGGTTCGGTTGCTTGGCTCTTGCAGCGCGACAGCGCGGTGCTGGTTGAGCAGATGGGTATCCGTACTCAGCAACAGTACAAGCAGGAATTCCTTGCTGACCTGTTCACTGCGGATATGATCTACGGTACTGGTATGCTGCGCTCGGGTTCTGCCCTTGCGTATGTAACCAACAACTTGTTGGATGCCTAATCTCCTGGCGGGGACTAACACCCGCCTCTTAATTCATGGCTAACGAATCCTACCCCCTATTAAAAAATGCGTACTGGAAAGGGCAGTCTAAGACTGCAAACTACGCCATTATGGGGCAGGACATACAGACGGCATACAACAATCTTAATGCCACTGGTGCCATAACTCTGACGCTGCCTAAAGCAGCGCCAGGGCTTTACTTCAAGTTCTTAGTAGCAGCAAACCATCAAATAACGGTTACTCCTAAGATCAGTACAGATACCATCAGAGGAAAATCTGCTGGAGCGTCTGCAACGAACACGACCGTGGGATCGTTTCTCTCCCTCATTTGTTCAACCCCAGGATACTGGGAACCTGAAATCAACATAGGAAGCTGGTAAATGATAATCGGTGATGTAATACATGACGGTATTTTTGTGGTTGCGGGCGCAGTGGCTGCTGTGGCTATTCCCGCAGTATTTAAGTTTGTTGCGAAGCAACTCGGCTGGGTGGAAGCAAAAGCTTCTACGGTTAGCGTTGCGTCTGTCGAAGCTGCGGCAAAGTCTGCCTATGCAGCTGCGGAACAGAAAGTAGTTAGCGCGGCTAAGACTGTTGACGCGGACGTTAAGAAAGTAGTTTAATGGCGACACTGACGTTGCGGCAAATGCTGGTTCGTACTCTGACTAACATCGGAGAGCCTGCTTCTGCCGCTAACGTCCCTGCCGTGGGCAATCCAATTACAGACCAGTATCAGCTACAAGTCTGTAACTTCATTAACCACATCAAAGAGGAAGCGGAACAAGAACATCAATGGTCAAACCGCTGGCAGACCTTTACCATGTCGTATGTATCTGGCAATACCAGCCAGCAAATATACGACCAAGGCGGGTACTTCCTCCCTGCGGGAGCATATCCCTACAGTGACTGCCAAGTTGTGCGGCAGCACAACCCTAAGATGGGGCGAGAAGTCGCCCTTGTCTTTGACATCACCACATTCGGCATACCTTTCGTCCTAGACGAGATGCCTATGGCTGATATCCTTTATTACAACACCGTGCTGAACCAGACGCCTGTGGCGTACAGCACTAACTTCTGTGTCAGAGATACAGGAAACGATAACGTACAGCTTATCATGTATCCAGGTGCTAATAGCACTCGTAACATACAGCTAACCCTGTACAACCCCCAGCAATATCTTGATCCTACTAATGGGACTGGTAATCAAACTGATGTATGGAATACCGGAACTACCGGAGTCAGCTTTAACGCAACCCCCGCAGCAGGAGCTACGTCTGGTACGCTCGTTGTACCGTGGCCCTATGCAACGGGTTCCTATTCGACCATATTCACAGGAGCAGCTAGTTCAGGATCAGGAACTGTATCCCAGACAATAACCTGTACTTATACGAACGGCTCTAAAGCCGTTACCTTTGGTACGGCTATCAATGGCAGTACCTATATAGCCACCGTAAACGTCTCAGGCTTCCTTTCTGGGGGTATGGGGGCTGATAGCCCCATAATGATGCCAAGTCGGCTTGTAGAGCTTGGTAGCGCCTGGTATGCCCTATCTGAGAGGGGAGAGGAGCTAGGAACCTCCAGCATGTTCTCTGAGGATAAGTACCGTAGGGCATTGGATGACTTAGCCACCAAGGATAGGGCTAACCAAGGCGATCTAATGATGATCGTAGCTTAAATGTCCCTAGCTACCGTACAGCCAGACTACCAACTAGCACCACTTGACTTTGTTACTCCCGGCTTTCGTGGTTTAAACACAGTCCAGCAGGGTGCTCTTATGGACCCTGGATTCTGTACGCAAGCGCTTAACTGCGTCATAGATTTGAGTGCTAGGCTAGCGGCAAGGCAAGGAGCAACAGCACTTACCACTACGCCGCTTACAGCGGCTTTTACTTTTACGGCTGTTCCCTCGGGAACAAGTGCCACGCTGACAGCCAACTGGACTAGAGCATCCGGTAACTACATGGTTACGTTCTCGGATGGGGAAACCCGCTCCGTTGCGTTTACTCAAGGGGCTACTACAGCATCTTGGACTAGCGCGCTATCCGGTACGCCCACTACGTCCATAACTGTAACTTTCTCCGTGCAGTCGCTATTCGAGTATAACTCTGGCGGTGGGGTATATCAGCAGATATTAGCATGGCCTGGCGGCATAAGCAACAATGCGGCTACGCCTACTAACAATCTAGGAGGGAGTGTAAATGTCACGAACGGCAGATGGTTCTTTCAGAATTTCAACAATAAGTGTATTGGATTTCAGTCAGGACAAAAGCCTATCGTATACACAGGCTCTGGAACTTTCGCAACAGTTGTTGAGTCGGCTGGCACCGCACCGACAGGAGGAATTGGGTGCGCAGCTTTTGGCAGGGTATGGGCCGTTGGATCAGATCTACAGACTATATACTACTCCGGTCTCCTAGATGAGACCGATTGGAGTACTACAGATGGAAATGCAGGTCTCATTGACATGCACACCATCTGGTCAGACGGTACAGATCAAGTTACCGCTATATTCGCCTGGAATGCGTCACTGGTGGTATGTGGAACCAACCACATCATATTTTTTACAGATGGTCGGGGTAGCATGCTCGGCCTCGACCCCACGCAAGCCTATGTGTTCGACATGCTTAGCGGAACTGGGGTCATTAGTCAGTGGACAGTTGACCACATCGGAGAGGCAGATATTGTCTACCTCTCTCCAAACGGTGTTCAGAGTCTCCAACGGCTTACTACCAACCGGAATAACCCTTTAGAGACACTGAGTAAATACAACCGTGACCTGTTATTGTCGCAAGTGTACGCGGAAACTCCCGCTAATATATCCGGTAACTTTAACAGTCTTACAGGGTTCTACGTTCTGGGTCTACCTAACACTGGTCTTACTTGGTGTTTTGATATGCGCAGGACCTACACCGACGACGTAGGAGCACTGTGCGCAATAACTACGCAATGGAGCATGGCACTAACTGCCGCCTGTTCCTTGATCCCAACTCAGGCATTCTATATCGCCAGAGCGAACCAGGGCACGGTGTGCCAGTACTCGGGCTATACAGACGAAGGCAACGCCTACACTTTCAGCTACACAAGTCCTTGGATGAACTTAGGGCAACAGGTAGCGCAGAAATTGAAGATGCTGAAACGCCTAAGTCTGATTCTGTTCACAGCGGGAAATGTTTCATTCACCGCGTCGTGGACGACAGATTTCGGAGCCTTGTCAGGTCAGACAACGCAAACAGTTTCCAGTTCAGGCGCTCTTAGCCAATACGGCTTGGGGCAGTACGGCGTTAGCCAATATGGCGGCGGCGTTAACTTGTACAACTGGAAGTACGCCGCGCACATACGCGGACAGTATTATCAACTTGGGATTAGCTCTCAAGTAACCGGCGCATGGGCGCTACAGCAAGCCCAGTTCGCTGCCAAGATCGGAAGAATAGCCTAAATGTCAAATTACGTCCAGACGACCTTCTTTACTCCCAAAGACAGTTTACCAACTACTAGTCCGGCTAAGACTATCTTTGGTGCTGCGTATGACGTAGAGTTTGGTAATATCGCTACGGCGATAGCTACTAAATACGATTCTTCTTCCGGTGTAGCACTCCTTGCCGCTAACAATACGTGGAGCGGCACTAATACATTTAATGCGGACACTACTTTTACCAATACAGTAGGATTGGTTGCGCCTACTAGCGGTAACATACTTCAAGCAGTAAACAACGCCCAGACAAGTACTTATTTTGCAATTGGAAACACAGGCAACATTACAGCAAACGGTTTTGTAACTATTACCGCACCAAGTGGTGCTGATGGTTTGCAAATTAACGGTGTTGCTAATCATTACTCACAGTTTATTCAAGCATCAACTACTAGTGGTCAAAGCTTCGGCCTTGACATGAACGCCGGTACGAATTCATCTGATGCTGCTCTTAGTATTTACAATGCAGCGGACACTGCACCATATTTTATAGTGCGGGGCGATGGGTCGGTAGCGGTAGGTAATGTTACTCAGGAAGGTCCTGGTACGCTTAACGCGACGGGATTGTACGTTAACGGTAGCGCCGTTCTTACTAGCGTGACTGTGCCCACCGGAGCTAATCCTAGTGCTTCTGTAGGATTGACTGCGCAGAACGGTAGCGCTTCTACGTTTATGCGTAGCGA